GTCAACCCCCTTGGGTTGGTCTTACCGCAACCCGGAGGGGCTAGGATTAGCGTTTTAAGTGGGGGTATGGCGTTGGTCGGACCACGATACGATCGGCCCATGATGGCGCTGAATGTGGTAAGACCAGCCATCAAAGCTATAAGAGGCTGTTGCTTCGGACAACAATGCGCCGCCCAATCCTGCCAAAGAGACAGGAGTTTCGTTGGTCGAAGAATGCGATCGGTCATTAGCTCCAGCGGAGCAATAATCTCGATGCGATCAAGCGGAAGGGAACCATGAAGTATCTGGCTCCGTTCGTTCCGGTTTTCTGGCATAATCTTTCGCTATTCCAACGATCTCTGCATCGCTGAATGATGGTGGATCTTCGCATCGGGTATCTCGAACGGACAAGAGAGCGGCAACAAGTTCTGGTTCAGTAAGACCGGCCTGGCGCAGTCTGCCAGCCATACTACACAGACGAGAACGCCTTTCGCCCATCGCGTAAATTTCTGCTTTGTAAATGCTGGCGCCATTAGATTTTATTTTAGCGGTTCTTTCCCATGCTTCGAGTAACCTTTTAGGAAGTGTAGGGAGCAGAATAGGCTCGGTCAAAGGTGTTATCCACCTATATCCAGTACTTGGCGGTATATGTACGGAACCCGTAAGTGCTTTAGCCTCCACTCCGGGGGCCAAGTAATGCCCTCCAACAAGCTCTTTGCCGACAGGTTGTCGAAACCAATAGTGACGCCCATTGCTTTTGGTTCTCGTTTGAATCCACCAATCGAGACAGTGTAGGTCTTCATCACCGATCAGGTCGAGCAGATCCCGCACACCGTCTAACCCATTCTTCATCTCGATATCCAACACCACTACGCCTGCGCATGGCACAATCGCCCAATCAATAGAGTCGCCATAGGCTCGGTGAAAGCCTAGAGCGTCTGGCTTCTTGTTCTTCCAGTCTCGAACCAAGGGACGCCTAGGATCTCGGGACCAGGGAACAAGCCAGTATCCCCACTCGATTAGTTGGGGTATATCGATCATTCGTATTGTTCTTTAATCATCTCGCATATTTCTTCTAAAACATCTTCAGATAGTCGATCGGTAATGTCATCTCCTCCAAGCTCTATGTATGCGATAATCACTCCGCTGCTGTCTGATTCGCCTCTTCGACGCTCGTAGTAGTCGTAAGATACAAACAGCTCGACAGGAGAGCTATCGTTGGGATCTAGGTATACGGATACATAAGTATCGCTCATGTGAAATCCTTGCGTATGACACGCATGTATTTGCCATCGCGCATAGTTGTTATGCTGGATGGCGGTTTAAGATTAGCGGCAGCTTTTACGAGATTGTCAAAATCGAGACGCTGACCTTGAGCATCGTAGGCAATGTCGCCGTGCAGTTTGATCGGGGATTCCGGCCATACGCTAAGGGCTTTAATCGATTTGCGGTAAGCATACATGTCGGCGTTTGGGTGTACGGAAAACCATTCAGATGCAATAGGTATCTTCAGTTTGTCTAGGTAGTCTATGCGCAAGGTTGGCGGCTTACCCGACTTGTTATGCACACGGGCGTATAGTCCACAACAATCTACTGTAACCGGAGCATCCGACATCACTGGTGCATCACACGCTTTCTCATCGTGCTTCAATGTTCGCGGAAACTCCTTACCACAATCGGGACAGATCAGTGCCGCTGCGTGCAGCACAGTTCCACAGTCGCATACTTTGGTAGGCGCCTCGCCCTTCTTGCCCTTGCGCTTATCGCATATGTTCTCTTCTATGGTGTCGAGTGGTCCGAAGAATTGGAGGCATCCGCCGTAGTCAAGAAAGAGGCAGTTTGTTTTTCGTGGGTCTTTTCTAAGCCCTCTTCCGGCAATTTGGAGCAGCAGGCCGGGGGATCTTGTTGGGCGGAGCATAACGATTCCGTCAATACCCGTGTCGTCGTACCCCGTGGTGAGGACTCCGACATTGCAGAGGTACTTAAACGAGCGTTGTCTAAATCGCCCAAGAATGGCATCCCTCTGATGGGCATCGGTTTCTCCGTCGATGGTTTCTACTCGTTGATCATACCGGCGTATTGAGTCTGCAATCATCGCGCTGTGTTTTCTGGATACAGCAAACACTAGGACTTGGTTTCTATCTGCGCATCTGGGGATAAAATCATCAACAGCCTTATCTACCTTTGCGCGATCAAGCATAAAATGTTCTAGCTCGTCCGGCTTGAAATCTCCCCCTCGCATACTAACGCCTTCTGCCTTGAAGTCTCTATCTCCCGTCTTTCCGACAATAGGTGTGAGATAGCCATCGGCAATAAGTTCACGCATACCAATCCTATACACTCTCTCCTGAAACATACGCCCGTCGCCATACGCTAAACCCGACGAAGTCCTGAACGGGGTTGCTGACAGTCCAACGATACGAGCATCTGGCTCCATAACTCGAAGAGCCTCGATAGTACGAATGTACTGTCCTTGCTCTTGGTTTATAAGCTGTAGCTCGTCTATGATAATGATCCGTCTTGGGCCTATTACTCGGGGATTTCTACCAACGGTTTGTATCTGACAAATCTGTAGTTTTCTAGGCGGATCCCTTCTATTTAACCCAGAAGCTATAACTCCGACCTGATCGCGTGGAAGGAATTGGAGCGCCGTATCTTCTATCTGTCGTATCAACTCTCGAACATGTGTGAGAACACATGCGTTATGCCCTCTGCTGATAAAGCGATGAACTAAAGCCGAAAGAGTAGCTGTCTTTCCACTGGCTGTTGGCATAGACACACATACGCTCTTCAGACCGCGATTCAGAGAATCAATGATGGCGTCAACCGCCTCTTGTTGGTAGGGTCGGAGAATCACCCGCACACCAATTGCGATTTGTGAATCTTATCGTTCTCGCAGAGTTTTTTGAACTTGGCCGATCTCATGTTCTTGTAGGTAATAACAATACCTTCTGGCTTCATCCAGCCTGGGACTAGCACAGATCCAGTTTCGATGAGCTTGTTAAGCGTTTCGGTAATGATGCCGTCGGTAGGTTCTCCGGTATATAGAACGGGAACAACATCGACATCCTCTATCTTAATGTCATCGCGCCAGTACTCAAAGCTGGCCCATCGCTTTCCGCCTAGTCCATACTTACGCTGGATACCAGCGCCATAGAACTCTCCGTAGTGGTACCCTGGACCGAGCTTTCGCAGGCGTTCACGCCGGTCATAGACCCATGCGCTGAATCCAAAATTATCTTTACCCTTCTCGGCTGGCTGGCCGTCTTCCTGTGTGAGCCAACGCTCCCGGCTACCCGCAAGGATAGGCTTATCGGGATCGTCAGGCACAAAGATGATACCATTAGTACCATCGATTTTCTCAAGAATTGTGCATATTTCTGAGCTAAGGCGCTGTATGGACGGGTACTTTTTGAAATCAGGCAGCATGGATATTCCCCCTTCCGCCGCTACCAGAACCAAGTCTGCGTTTCTGTGTTCTAATCCGATGGCAGTTCGCACACACAAGATCGCATTTCGCTATTTCCATCTCAATAAGCCCTCTGCTATAGTGATGCGCGAACATAGACCCGACATTGTATTGCTTAACACACCCCATACGATGGTCAAAGTCCATACAGCACGCGGGGAACGATTTTCCACAATCGCAGCACGGCTCGGCTTTCAGCCTCATCATCCACGCCTTTAGCTCGACCGCCTTAGGCCCGCTATCGCGCCAGGATCCATGCTTCTCGTACTCCCGCGCCATATAGGCGGCTACATGGTCCCTCCGTCTTTGTGCTCGACCAACATCGGCACATGCCGTGGAGCAGAAACAGGCCGTTGAACATTTTGGTTTAAATTCCGTGCCACACTGGCGGCACAACATAGTCCGAGTTGATTTGTTTCTCATAGTTCATTCTCCGTGTAGCGATAAAGTAATCTCATGAGGGAGTTGCACCCTCATCTCTGGTGCCCAGATCCTACTCTGTGTGTCCCGGCATCTTCCTCCCAACGGGAGGCTACATGGGCAGGCGGTTTTCAAGCCGCTTGGACGAATGAGATTACAAGGTGGTGCGCCTGGTAGGAATCGAACCTACGACCTGAGGTATATAAGACCCCTGCTCTAACCGTCTGAGCTACTGGCGCAGCTGCCGTCTTTCCGGCATGTCAACACATCGCCACGAAACCCCAGTGGTGTTTAGGGAAGGAGGTACTGGGTGGCCAATCCAGTCCGACTCGTGGCGCGAGGTCGGTACACATGCGTGGCCTTAGTTTAGAACGGAGCGGCGTTTGGGTTAGCGTGTGGCGTAGTCCCTGATGGACTGGACGGCTTAGGAGCATTCTCCTCGCCTGGCTTTACAGTACAGCGGAGATCATTACGAATCTTTCCTGGATGCCCAGGCTTATCTGCGCTCTTCTTTGCAGTAATGTACCCGCTAAACATCTTACCGATCCAATCTTTCCACTCTGCTGGTTTGCCGAGGCGGATCATCAAGCCACAAAGGTCGTTCTTTCCTGCTTGAACTTTCTTTTCTGGGCTAAAATCTCCGTAACTCTTTTGGTTCGATGAAGCCTCGATGCAGTAGGAGCCAAATATCTTTCGCTTGGCATACTTGCCTTCTGTCACCAGAAAGGTAATCGCAACTTCGGTTCCGGGTCGCAACGATGCGTCGTTAGTGCATGCGTTAGCGATGTCTTCCGGCTTTCGACTAACACCGTCGACATACTTGCGCAATTCACAAGATTCGACAATGAGCGGATACACACCTTCCGGCAAAGGCTCAAACTCTCCGGTATCTACGCCCGCGTTTGGGTTCGTTTTAAGGGCTTCATCGAAGAAGGCTGCGGCAGTGTTCATGGGGTGTCTTTCGTTATGGTTGAGGGTTGACCAGTAGCAAAGCTCATGCACTGGCTTTCGCGTTAGCGTTGTTGAAGGCGGTCCAGAGAACATCCCAGGACATGTCTATCGGAGAGGTTGTGATACCGTACCTATTCTTCGCGTCAATAGAGGGTCTTTGTCCCAGATGAAGCTGAAACCCACCATCGCCAATAGCCCGAGCCTTGCCATCTTCGTTCTCTTTAACAAAGACTTTCGGCAGGACGCATCCAAGGATATCCGCCTTCTCCTTACACACAGGCCCTACCTTCTTCGGCAGCTTGATTTCCCAACGCGGATACCCGTCGTTTAGCGCCGGATCTTCTACTGTCCGGACTTGACTATGGGCCGTGAGCAAGATGACCATTTGCTTGCGTGCAGCAAGTGTTTCAAGAAAGAGGAATATCTTGTGCCACTCCTCTGCCTCCGCCTCTTCGCCCTTGCCGTAGCCGAATGACCGCAGATTTGGCTTTTGATTAGCTTCACACACGGCCTTTGCGACAAGCGGTGCGAGATGATCTAGTGTATCGATGGCTAGAACTTTATACTTGTGTTCCGTAGTTCCAAGTTCCTTGATCACATCGTAAAGCATCTGAAGACTAGTCAGTTTCAGGTGGTCTACATCACGATTACCAAGACTCTTCTCGGTTAACAGCATAAGTCCGCCTAGACTCTTTATAGCGTCTACGCACATTTGCGTCTTCCAGCTTCCAGGAGGTCCGTGGATGAGGATAATCGGGGGCGCTGGGTCAGCAGATTTCTGTACGGCTGCTAAATAGCTCATAGGTTTGGTTTCCTGTGGGTGTTAAGAAAGAATGTGATGATGCGACGGACTAGCTTCGACCTGTTCATATCTTCGATACGGGCTACGCGATCAATTTGCTCGAATTCAGCATCTGTCAAGTACACTCGCACATAGTTGTCGCGTAGTGTATCAGACGCCACTCGGCGCTCAGTTTTTACCTTTCTATTTCTCATGACACAACGCCCTGGAAGTCTGTAGGTCTGATAAAAGAATAATCGCCCCAAGGCGCCCCTGGGGAATATGACATTCTGCTCATGGTTCAACTCCGTTTATCGGGGTTTCGTTGGGTATGATCGTGCCTATAGGAGGCATAACGATGAACTTTCCGGTCACTAATCCATCAAAATAGTTCGAAGCGGCCTTATGGACTTCCTGCAAAATTGCTTGGTCTTGAGTTTGGATATCTATATAGATTTCTGGAATGTCCGCGTAGGCTTTTCGCATACACATTCTAATAAACTCCTCGACTCCCAGCGCCGTTACCTCAGCCTGAAGAAGAGGAATCTTGTCATCAACATCAACCAGTATTTGACAGCCGCTGATTTTGAGTTTTGTGCGGAGTATCATGCCGTCCCCTTCGCCGCCACCCACGCGGCGTGTGCGTCTTCATGTGTTTCTTTCAATACAACTCCTGCTGATTGTTCTAGCGGCTTAAAGCACGCATGAAACCTCCTCAGCCGCTCAATCTCGTCGCGCAGCTTCAACACCAGCTCGGCGTTGGACTTCTCTGAGTCGGCCAAGAGAAGCCAGTTCCTAAGCGAATCCCGCATCCAGGCTATTTGCCCACTCCTGGCTCTTTTGACCTGTTCCTCCGCCTCCGCCAGCTTAGAATTGAGTCGGCGTAGTTCAGCGTCTCGGTCGTCGCCTTCAGTTTCTCGACCTAGGCATTCATGCATCCAGTATTCGCGTGATTTCTCCGCCTCGGCCAGCTTAGCGCGCAGTGTTTCAATCTTCATAGCCGCGCACAGCAGCAGATGCTTTGCCAATCCCTCAGCCTTAGGGCCGTTGTATGTGAGACAGGAGGAAACTCGGCGCATGTCGGCTGGACCGTCCACCTCCTCCGCATTCTGCGCTAGCTTATCGTCCTCCACGCACACATGTTCGGCACCGGATCCATCGCCAGACTCACCGCACACAGAGCAATGCCATGTTGCTGCCTTATGCGCTGGCCTGGCAATGCGGTAGTGATCTGGTGGACTGGTGAATCCCCAAGGAGTAACAGTGCCGTCCGTGCGTCTTTGTGCTGTGTACCACATGCCGTTTTCGTCTTTAGCTTCTATTTCTCCACCACCCGCCAAGCAGTCCTTAAACTCCTTGTAGGGGTCAGGCGGAGATGGCCTCTCCTCCTGCACCCACCCGCACAATTGGCACTTCGGCGGATTGCTCATCAGCATCACTGTGTGATGGCAAACGGGACTCTGCGCTGGCTGCGGATCGGTCGGCTTGTCTTGATGATACCTACCAATGTGCGCGTTGTACGCCCTGGCGGAGTCTTCCGCCAGCCTCTCCAGCTCGTCAATCCGGTTCAGTATCCACGGGATACATTCATTTTCCAGCCCGTTAAAACGCTTTTCCAGCGCATCAACCCTCTTCGCTAGCTCTTCGTTTGTGGCGGTCATGGCGTCCCCAAATAGCTGTCGAGTGTGTAGCGTAGTCTATCTCGCAAATCTTCGGCTGTTCTACCTAACCACTCAAGCAGGGTCAGGACTATGCAGATTGGCAATAAGGTGAACCCAGCGAGTCGTCGCCAGAAAAGTATGTCCTTCATTTCTTCCTCGTCTTTCGTTGTGTCTTGGGGAACTCGGCGGCGATTTCTTCAACAGCAAGTTGCAGGCATCGTAGAGCTGAGACAGAATGGCCTTCTGCTATATGCAGTAGCGCCCGCTCTCGAACCAACGCTTCATACAGCAATTTCTCGCGCTTAGTCATGACACGCCTCCGTTCTGTGTTGGCGGGGGTGGGATATTGGCCCATGTTTTACCTTTAATTGCATCCATAATTGTGCGTTTATGCACTCTGTATCGTAATGCCAATTTACTAAAGCTGACTCCTTGCTTTCTCAGTTCTCGGCCTTCGTGAACATCCGCATGGGTAAGTTTAGCGTGTGGATTTGCTTCGCCTCTTGTCGGTCTGTTTCGCCCCTTGCGCTCTCTGTCGTCTACATTTTCCTGCCTTGTTCCGGCAAACAAATGATCTGGATTGCAGCATGGAGGATTGTCGCATTTATGGCACACCTCGCATCCATCCGGTATTGGCCCAATGAAAACGGAATAGCTATATTGATGCGATCCAGTCTGTTTTCTGGTTGGGCGATTACCAACCGTCATTCTTCCATACCCGTTTCTCCGTCCACCAGTCCATATCCAACAGCCAGTTAATTCATCAACCACACATCGACGAGTAATCCTCTCTTTGGGGTCCACAATAGTCTGTCCGCGACGCTTCATGTTTCCTCCGGCGCTTTGGGAATCGGCATCCAGTGCGTAGGTTGTTGTTGGTATGACCTGACGCCGCGCCAAATAGAAAGACCACCAAACTTCTGATCATTCCGTGAGTCTATGTCCATGGTCCAATTACCATCACCGTAAGGACGGAATATCAGGACCAATTTCCCAACATCTGGCATCCGCTCGCTGCATTTAATCCAGTCGCTCATTTGGGAGTCTCGGGGGTTGGGGGAACTGTTCCGTGTTTATCAAAATACGCCTTGGACTCTAAGCATGTCTTACACTGGTATGTGATCTTATTGTATTCCTTGAATGGGTTATCTAACCACCAACCGCGTCCATCGCAGTGCGGGCAGTCCTTCCACCTAATGATGATATCATCTGATGGGACGCGGATCTCGTGCGCCCAATATCGCTCGCCAAAGTTCCACCTATCGCTCATCACTCCCCCTTCCCATCGCTGAGGACGGCGAGGGCGGCCTTGATGGCGCGTTTCATAGCGAACAACTCATCGTCTTTTGGATTCTCCATGGCGCACGGGTATAAGCTGGAATCCCACGCTTTAAGTGCAAATATGGCCACATCGTCTGTAACCATCTCGTCATCAATCACCGGCAGCCGCTTCAACTTGGCGATCTTATCACACATGGCCAAGACTTTTGGCGTCCCGCCGTCAAGCTGTTTGCCATCCAACACTTTTTGAACAGCGTTTACAACCTCGTTGATGCCTTTGAAGAAATAATCCGTTTCGCTTTCCAGCCTATCGTCGCGTGCTTCATCATCGATCACCGGCTTGGCGCGGCGGTTCCAGACTGCTTCGGGAGCTGTAGCTCCGCAGTCGTCGCACCAAATATCTATGTTCAAATCACGGCGAACATCAACGCTTCCGCAGTGATGGCACGGTAGTAAATCACTCACGCCCCACCGCCATTCTCAAGCTCGGCGAGGGCGTCTCGTAGCTGTGTATTTAGGTAGCAGTCGGACACCTTGTGCTTTGCTACCATTTCATAATCAACGGCCTGCGGATCTACATGTGGCAAACATTTATGCCCCAAATCCGCTATTTTCAGGAGCGCGGGGAGGGCTTCACGAATCGCGTTCATCTCGTCATTACGATAGAACGACTCGCCGTAGATGCGGGGTTCGCCATGTTCACTCAGCCGGTGCTTGTTGGCGTCGATGTATCGTTGCGCGCCTTCACTGGTGAAGAATACCTGTACGGTTTCCCAGTCTCGCTCATACCCGGTGCGTAACAGGTCGGATAATTCGTAATGCTCGCCGTACAACTCAATCGATTCGGTTCCGTTGTCGTGTGCTTCGGACAAAAATGGCCAATGCTCTTCGGGCACCAGCTCACCCTGATACAGCCACGCGATATCGTCGGTGTAATCCGTATCTATTCCGGTTGTGAAGGTCGCCTTCTGCACACAGAACATGACCTGATGCGTGCAGAGGTTGTCCTGGTCGCCCAGGCGAGCGACGATGCGTTGTAGCTCTTTGAGTCGGGCGACGGTGGTCATTGCTTAGCCTCCGCTTTATTTAGCTCTCTTACATCTTTATCGTCTTGATATTCCGGGCGACATGTTCCGTGCCAAACTGAACCGTCAGATTCAAAGATGATTACACCACAGAACCTGCTAACTGCCGTACCGCACGCAGGGCATGTCCACCTTGCTACTTGGTGTCTGGAAGCATGGGCGAGTGTGGTCATTTCGTTCCCTTCATCTCTTCCAGCCGCTTCGCCTTGGTTGTCGCCAGAGCCTTTATCGTCCCCGCATATTGCTTGCGAACGGACTTGCTAGCGGACTGGAAGTCGGCGTCAGAGATGGCCCGAGCCTTGGGCTTCTTAGCGCGGATGACGCGGACGATGTCCCAGTCAAACCAGCCGCATTTCCCATTACCCCGACTCCATACGGTTGGAAAAACCTCTCCCTCGGCCACAATGTTGAGGTCGTCATCGTATTCACGGAATACTCTCAATGTCCCATTACGGCACACGAGCGTGTCTCCTGGCCTCAGCGTTTTCAGGTCGTTGGCGAGGGTCATGGCTTGTCCTTCGTGCGCTGATTTGCGGCAAACTTATAGCACGCTTCCATGTGGTTTTTCCTGGCCGTTATCTGGTCGTTTGCTGGCCACATGCCGCGTTCGTCTAGCGAATCAATACTTGGCGATCCGCACCCACAGTCGCACATTTTAGCTATACCAAAAACCATGGTTTCATAATGACGATGATAGCCGATTGTATCGCCGTTTGGATGTGCCCGTAGATATTCCATGTCACTGCGTTCACTTCCGCCGCTATTTCTAGGCGACACAAACATTCCAACGGTTGAGACAAGAACGCTGCCGACCTTGGTGCATAGGTGGAATCGGCACCATTCACCACAGATAAAATGGCCATGACGGCCATACCACTCCCAGGTACTCTCTGGATGGCTCAGACGCTTTGTTGGTTCGTTCATGTGGTTTCCTTAACCTTCACAGTCAGGTACGGGGCCAGTGCTTCAGCAAGCTCTGATAGTGGCAGGCTAGCCGCAATGTCGCCTTCATCATCAATCAATTCTAGCTGTGGCTCTACCGTATTCCCTCGCCAATCTGTGGTGGATGTACATATGCGAATTCTGGTTATGCGCTGTACTTTCATGACCTAACAGCTCCCGCTTCTCTTGGAACCAACCTATCCTTGTCTTGACGAGCGATTCGACTATCGAGCCAAACCTGGAGATAGTCGTACGCTTCTTTGCTAGAGATGGGATTGTTACTAGGAGAGACGATTTTGAATTCCGTATCTTTCAGATGGTACTCTATCGTTTTAGCGGCATCCGGATCCTGGCTGGTTACGGGAGCAGCCTTCATCATACGCACCAGAACAGCAGCAGATCGTCCGGATCGTGTCGGGCGCTTTGTTCCGCGCAAGCAAATAGATTTATCTGCAAGTAGCTTAACTACGCTGGGTCGGACAGAGTTACCGCTGATACCAGATGCATCCTCTATCTCTTCGCGTGTTAGGCCCGTATCGCCCGACGCGGATATGATGGCGAGCACCTTCTCATCGATGGTAGCTTGGTTCGACTGTGCGGTGGTTTTCTTCTTCATGATTTGATCGCAGTAGTGCTTAGGGATACATGCTTATCAGAAGCCATGGCTTGAGCAAAAAACATAACGGCTTCTGAAAGGATCGGTATCTCTATGATACAGCCTGAATCAGATACCAAACACACGGAGAATGTCGTCCCCCATTCTGAGGAGTATATGGCGCGGATATCCCGAACCCTACCTCGTATTGAGTACTTTATTTCTGGGGTATGTTCCATGCTTTTTGCACCTTTTGTAGGTAGGTTGGAGATGGTTTGTGCGGCCCAGCATTCCAGTATTGGATGGTGTTGGTCCAGCTCTTCTTTCCAGAATTGCTGAAAATCCAAGACAGGTATGCTCGCGCTGCCCTCTCTGATAACGCCGGATCTTGTTCGAGCAAATGGAAATCCTCAGGCTTCATGTGCAGCGAATGACACACTTGACGCCACGCGATAGGCCGCATTTGAAATATGCCAAGACTGTCCTTGTCGTTGGATTTGTCGCCCCGCTCCCACTTACCTCCCACAAATTCAGACCGCGTCTCAACGCGTGCAATAACCTCTATTATTTTCCAAGGTATCTCGACAGACTGTATCGACGCCGCTAGCGAGAGAGCTAGCGCACTAAGGCACCGCAGCATGAGCATGGCTAGCGGTCCCGGTAAAATTCAGCTAGTAGCCAGGGGGCCGTGGCTTGGGTTGCGGGATAGAGTGCCGGAAAGTTTCGGCGGAGCATGCGAATGGGGGACGACATTCTCCGTG